TGGATGTTTTCCCCCAGAGGTCTCGATAAGTGGATGGAAAGGAGGTCTGAACTGTGGCATCTCGTAGGAAAACTAACACTAATCAGGGGCAAACATCACGTGTTCCAGCAAGAACTCCTCAGGAAAGAGAGAATCAACTCATCGAAGCCGCCGTCAACCTCGCGGAATCCCAATTGAGGAACGGCGAAGCCTCTGCCCAAGTCATTACTCATTATTTGAAATTAGGATCATCGCGTGAGCGACTAGAACAAGAGCGATTGAGGCACGAAGTATCTTTGATGGAAGTCAAGCGTCAGCATATGGAATCAGAAATGAGGACTGAAGCTCTCATTGCTGATGCTTTGCGAGCAATGCAAGCTTATAGCGGAAATCTTCCGGAGGATTCGGGGCCGAATTATAATGAATACGAGGATTAGATCATACTCCGAACTCATCGAGCTTGAAACGTTCGAAGATCGATTCAATTATCTGGCTCTCAGAGGACAAGTGGGTTGCGAGACCTTCGGATTCGATCGATGGGTTAATCAAAAATTTTATACATCGCGAGAGTGGCGTTCCCTGCGTCAGCAAGCAATAATTCGAGATAATAGTTGTGATCTCGGTCTCGAGGGTCATGAGATCCACTCTCGATTGATCGTTCATCACATGAATCCTCTTACTCAGCGGGATATTGAGTACGGGACACGCATGGCTCTTGATCTCGGCAACTTGATTTGTACGACGCATGACACACACAATGCAATTCACTACGGGGATGTTTCACTACTACAAAAACCTTACACTCCCCGACGACCTGGCGATACACAACTGTGGACAAGGAGAAGAAGATGACTGACGACACTCAGAGTTCCGAGCACTACGACGAAGAAGACGTGGCTGCGGCTCTCGAGAGGGAAACCGACGACGGTCCGGGCGACGAGGAGCCGGGAGAGGGAGATTTCCAGAGCTACGCCACGGAAGGCGTCGAGCAGGAGGGTACTCAGTGAGCGTCATTACCTACGATCGCCCCGTCAAGGATCTGATCGCGGGTCTCAATGCGACAGGTCACGTCACGCACACGGCCTATCGCAAGGACATGGTGACGCTGCATCACAACGGTGGTCGCTTGTCTCACGAGGGCGTTTTGCAGGTCTGGAAGACTCGACCGGCATCGGCACACTTCGATGTGGATGCCGCGGGAGCCATCGCGCAGTATGTCAAGGCCAACGAGTACGCATGGGCGTGCGGCAACACCTCAGGAAACCAGCGCTCAATCTCCATCGAGATGGCCAATTCCGCTGTCGGAGGCGACTGGCCGGTCGGCGAAGCCACCTGGCGTTCCGCGGCTCGTCTCGCCGGTTGGATCTTCGCACGCATCATCGGTGCTCGTCCCTCGAGGAGCAATCTCGTCGTCCATCACTTCTGGAAGGCGACGACCTGCGCCGGTCCCTACATTGACAACTACTTCAATGCGATCCTCGATCTCGCTGGACAGCACTACGATGAATTCGTGGGTGGTGGACCGACTCCCACCCCGCCTCCCTCCGGCGGAAAAACCCTGGATCAACTCGTGGCCGAAGTTCTCCGTGGTGATTGGGGTAATGGTCCGGATCGTCGAAATCGCCTGACTGCTGCTGGATACAACTACGATCAGGTCCAGGCCGCGGTCAACGCTCGACTCGGTGGCGGCGCACCCAGGCCGGAACCAAGGAAGAGTATCGATGAGCTGGCTCGTGAGGTGATCGCCGGCCACTGGGGGAATGGCGTGACTCGACGTCAGCGACTCGAGGGTGCTGGGTACAACTACCGGCAGGTTCAGGACCGAGTCAACGCTCTGCTTCGGTAGAGTCAAAATGGTAGCCCTCAAGGGAGGTGAACAATGACCGACAGCATTTTGGACAGCACGAAGAAGACGTTGAATCTGGCGAGCGATTACACGGCGTTCGATCAGGACATCATCCTGCACATCAACTCGGTGTTCAGTACTCTGAATCAGTTGGGCATCGGACCGGCTGCCGGTTTTTCGATCACGGACAAAGTCCCGGTATGGGCCGACTTCCTTGAGGGCGACCCTCGGTTGAACAATGTCAAATCGTACATGTATCTCCGTGTTCGGCTGCTCTTTGATCCGCCAACATTGGGTTACGTGATCGATGCCATGCAAGCGCAGATCAAAGAGCTTGAGTGGCGCATCAATGTTCAACACGAAAGTGTCGCTTGGGTAGATCCCACGCCGGAGGACGAGGTCGTTCTGGATGGAGGCGGGCCTTAATGAAAAATTTTGTATTCCAATTTCGTCGAGGTTCCGCTGCAGAATGGGCAACTATTAATCCAGTTCTCAGATCTGGCGAGATCGGTGTCATCCTCGATACTCAGCGTTTCAAAATCGGCAATGGGCTTACGCATTGGGTTGATCTTCCTTATTTCGACAATCATGATATGATTCTTCAAATGATTGCCGATGCTGTTATCGAAGGCGTTCCTGGGCCTCAGGGCCCGCAAGGTCCAGCCGGCCCAATTGGTCCACAGGGTCCACAAGGGGCTACCGGTGCTCAAGGACCACAAGGGGCTACCGGTGCTCAAGGACCACAAGGTGCAACAGGAGCTCAAGGACCACAGGGTGCAACAGGAGCTCAAGGACCACAGGGTGTTCCCGGGACGAGTTACACCGGCCCTACCATCACTGTGTCGAACACAGCTCCTTCTTCACCAGCAATCAATGATATCTGGATCGATACCAGCGCATGAGTTTGCGTGGCGCCGTGTTTGATGGATGCCATCTGACAATCACAGCTCCTTCTGCCGGAGCCATTGGTACAGGCGCCTATACTGTGGCAGTATTATTTATGCCGAACACTTTCGGTTCTTCCGCAATGATTTGGCGTGGATATAAAAGTTCCAATTTCAGCGCAAGAGGTTTGTATTGTGATGGTGATATGTATATGCCATCTCAACAGGCCGATGTTAATATTCCTTCTTTTAGTAATCCAGCTCAATGGTATTGGTTTGTCGTTTCGAAAGACGCAACCACCGAAGCTCCTCGAGCTCACTGGGCTGTTTATAATGCATCTGGGTCTCTGACTTGGACGCATCTCGATGCTTTGAGTACTCAATCGAATGATTCTGCAATCAATCGTATATGTCTTGCAGATGAATTCGGGGATGAGTTCAAAGGAAATATCGCCTGTTTGGCTGCTTTCACTCATGAAATGACCGATGCTGAAATCGAAGCATTGTTCTTGAGAAACTCATCATCGATCATCGCCGCGATTCCCCAGTTCTTTGTACATTGGCCAGAAGCTGCTGGTTTGGGTTTCCCTTTCCAAGATATCGCTGGGGGCGGCGTCGAATCTATTCGTTCTGGAAGTTGGACTATGTCCGCGGATCCACCTGGGTTTGATTTCAGTCTAGGAAGAAGTGGGCAACCCAAAATTTGGAATGGAACTTCTTGGAATCAACATGAAGCAAAAGCATGGAATGGAACTTCTTGGATTTCCAGTGAGATGAATGGGGCCACCTCAGAAGGATGGATCACATCGAAATGAAAGGAGGTGGGTGTGTCCGCAGTGGATGAAGTCCTTGCGCACTTTGGCGTGAAGGGTATGCGATGGGGTCATCGTGGTGGTAAAACGAAAGAAGCCCCCTCTCGAGATTCTGCCCAAGCGACCGCTCTTCGCGCACGAGCGCGAACAAGTAAGGTCAGGGCACTTTCCAATGCTGAACTTCAACAAGCAATCACTCGCATGAATCTCGAACAACAGTTCAAGCGACTCAGTGTCAATGAGAAACCTGCTGTTCAGCGATGGATGGCCTCAACTCTCCTCGAAATCGGAAAGCGTGAAGTGCAAGTTGCTGCTGGAAAGAAACTTGCCGCTGCGGTTGCAAAGAAAGCCGCGACGGGTGGTGTTGCATGAGCGACTCAGCCATGATCGCATACATCCCTGTCGATGGCTCGTGGTGCAAACAGGATTTCCCGCATATGACTCTAGTTTTTGCTGGTTCGATTACGGATTTGAACGAATCTGATTTCAATGCCATGGCGAAAGACGCAATCTCTGCGGCACGAATTACGGGAACATTCACTTTAAATGTCACGGGCGTCGAACAGCTTGGCGAAGGCATCGATCAAGTTGATGCGTTGATGCTATATCCCACACCACATCTCCTTCTCGCGAGAAACGTTGTCCAGAAATGGGACAAGAGCGATTTTCCCGACTTCCTCCCTCACGCCACAATAGGACCAGTGGGTTCGGCAACATCAATTGTGGATCCTGCTCCTCAATTCTCGCAGAGTTATATGCGCCAATCTCTCCCAACGCGATTGGTTTTCAATCGAATTGCTGCGTGTTGGGGTGACAAGAAACTCATCTTCAACATCGACGAGATGTGGTAGAAAGGAGGAATAAACGATGTCGTTGTCGAATACGGCGACCCCGCATTATTACGGTTTGTTCAGAGAAGCCGTCCTTCGGGGCGAAATTCCTGTTAACCGTGAGATCTCAGCGGAGATGAATCGTATCGACGCGCTCATCGCCAACCCTTCTTTCTGGTATGATTCGCAAGCTGTCGATGGATTCGTTCTTTACTGCGAAAATGAATTGACTCTCACCGATGGGACTGATCTTTATTTACTCCCGACATTCAAATTATGGGCTGAGCAGATCTTCGGATGGTATTACTATGTCGATCGATCGGTATGGGAACCCAACGAAGATGGATCTGGCGGTCATTATGTGACACGCACTATCAAGAAGCGTTTGATCACGAAACAATTTCTGATCGTAGCACGTGGCGCAGCCAAATCTATGTATGCTCAATGTTTCCAAGCCTTCTTTCTTAATGTGGATACCACTACCACACATCAAATCACCACTGCCCCAACCATGAAACAAGCCGAAGAAGTCATGGCCCCATTCCGGACGGCGATTACTCGAGCGAAAGGCCCGTTGTTCAAGTTTTTGACTCAAGGGTCGATGCAGAACACAACTGGTAACCGTATGCTCCGCCAGAAATTGGCAGCAACGAAGAAGGGAATCGAGAATTTCCTTACGGGTAGTCTTCTGGAAGTCCGTCCGATGTCTATTGCCAAGTTGCAGGGGCTGCGACCGAAAGTTTCCACCATTGACGAGTGGCTTTCCGGCGATATTCGTGAAGATGTGATTGGTGCAATAGAACAAGGTGCTTCTAAACTTGAAGATTATCTAATTATCGCCATCAGTTCCGAGGGAACGGTGCGTAATGGTTCGGGTGATACGATCAAACTCGAACTTCAAGAAATTCTGAAAGGTGAATACTCCGCCCCTCATGTTTCTATCTGGCATTACAAACTAGATGAACTTGACGAAGTTGGAGATCCCGATATGTGGGTGAAGGCTCAACCGAATATTGGGAGAACCGTCACCTATGAGACATATCAATTGGATGTCGAACGTGCTGAAAAAGCTCCAGCCGCTAGAAACGATATCCTTGCTAAACGATTTGGTATTCCTATGGAAGGATATACTTATTTCTTCACCTATGAAGAAACAATTCCTCATTCTCGTCGCGATTTCTGGGATCTTCCATGCTCATTGGGTGCGGATCTCTCTCAAGGAGATGACTTCTGCGCCTTCACCTTCCTTTTCCCGCTTGCGCGCGGGGAATTTGGCATCAAGACCAGGAGTTATATTACATCGCTTACGTTAATGCGTCTTCCAGGCGCTCTTCGCCACAAATATGAAACTTTTAGGAGAGAAGGAAGTCTCCATGTACTTGAGGGAACAGTCCTCGACATGATGGAGGTTTATGACGATCTTGAATCTCATATTTTGACGATGCGATATGATGTTCGAACATTCGGATTCGACCCCTACAATGCTAAAGAGTTCGTTACTCGCTGGGAACAGGAGAATGGACCTTACGGTATTGAGAAAGTCATTCAAGGAGCTCGAACTGAATCAGTCCCTCTGGGTGAATTGAAGAAGTTGAGCGAAGAACGAATGCTGATATTCGATGAAGATCTCATGGGTTTCACAATGGGAAATGCCATTACTTTGGAGGATACAAATGGCAACCGCAAGCTGTTGAAGAAGAGAACGGAAGAAAAGATCGATAATGTAGCGGCCATGATGGACGCTTACGTGGCATACAAACTCAACAAGGAGGCGTTCGAGTGACGGGAGGAGGTAACACATGACCATCATGGGCCGGCTGAAGCACGCCTGGAATGTTTTCTTGAATTTGGATCGTCAAGATCCGTTCGAATCGGTGTCTTCTTACGGCACTCGGCCGGACAGAACCCGTCTCAGGTTCACGAACGAGAAATCGATCGTCTCTTCGATCTACACTCGTATCGCGATCGACGTCTCTGATCTGAAGATCAAACACGTCAAACTGGACGATAAAGAACGTTTCGAATCGATCGTTAATAGCGGATTGAACAACTGTCTGAATCTTGAAGCCAACATTGATCAGGCAGCTCGAGCATTTCGCCAAGATTTGATCATGACACTGTTCGACGAAGGCGTTGCTGCGCTCGTCCCCATAGATACGACGTCCAACCCCAAAGTCACCAATAGCTGGGATATCCAAACCATGCGGGTGGGGAGGGTCGTTCGATGGTCGCCTGAGAGCATCAGGGTATCTGTGTACAATGAAGCAACAGGGATGCGTGAAGAGGTCGTTGTATCGAAGCGCTACGCTGCGATCATCGAGAATCCTCTGTACTCTGTGATGAATGAACCCAATTCGACCTTACAGCGATTGATTCGCAAGCTGAATCTTCTCGACGCAGTTGATGAGCAATCAAGTTCAGGGAAACTGGATTTGATTATCCAACTCCCTTACACCATTAAATCCGATTTGCGCCGCCAGCAGGCCGAGCAGCGACGGAAAGATATTGAGGTTCAACTCAAGGGTAGCCAGTATGGTATCGCCTACACGGATGGTACCGAAAAGGTCATTCAGTTGAATCGTCCCTCAGAAAACAATCTTCTGAAGCAGGTTGAGTTCCTCACTGAGCTTCTGTACAGTCAATTGGGGATCACCAAAGAGGTCATGGATGGAACAGCAACTCAACCTGTGATGTTGAACTACTTCAATCGCACGATCAAGCCTCTAATGGACGCTGTTGTTGAGGCCATGATCCGCACATTCCTGACGAAGACTGCTCGAACTCAAGGGCAAAGTGTGATGTATTTCTACGATCCTTTCTCGCTCATTCCTGTGGATCAATTGGCTGAGATCGCTGACAAATTCACCAGAAATGAGATCCTTTCGTCGAACGAATTCCGTCAGATCGTAGGAAGACCGCCCGTCAAGGACAAGAGGGCGGATCAGCTACGCAACAGCAACATGCCAGAATCTGAACTCGGGCTGAACAAACCTCCTCCGCAGAAGGTATCACCGGAACCGGAGTTGCAGCCGTCCTGAGCGCCTAGACGCTCGAATCAACCTGGAAGGAGACCGTAGTGGACCACGATTTTGGTGGTTTCGCGACGGCATTCGGCATCAAGTGCTCGGACGGGCGAATGATCACGCCCGAGGCATTCAAGCACATGGACAAGCAGCAGATTCCACTCGTATGGCAGCACCAGCACAACAGCCCTGAGAATGTTTTGGGACATGCCACGCTGGAGCATCGTGCGAAGGGAATGTACGCCTACTGCTACTTCAACGATACCGATGCCGCAAAGAGCGCCAAGGCGCTCGTGCAGCACAAGGACATCAAGGCTCTCTCGATCTACGCCACACAGTTGGTCGAGAAGAACAAGAATGTCTTGCATGGCAACCTGAATGAAGTCAGTCTCGTTCTTTCAGGAGCCAATTCGGGAGCCAAGATCGACTATGTGCGGATTGCCCACGGTTCGGGCCCCAACATGGAGATCGAGACTCTCGACGACGAGGCGATCATTCATTCGGGAATCGATATCGAGCTCGTTGTGGAGCACGCCGACACCAAGACCTACAAAGATGTCTTCGAGACGCTGAACGATGAGCAGAAGGCCCTCTTCGAGGTCATGTTGTCGCAGGCTCTCGGCTCCGCTCAGCAGTCCGCCGATGGCGAGGAGGACAAAGCTGAGGAGAACGAAGAGCAGGAAGATGACACGGATGATCAGAAGTCCGAAAACGAGGATTCGGACGTCGAACACAGCGACAAGGAAGGTACGATGACGCGCAACGTCTTCGAGCATCATCAGTGATGCGGTCAAGTTGGGCTCCTTCAAGGAATCCATGCTCGCTCACGCGGGTGAGTACGGGATCACCAACATCGAGGTGCTGTTTCCCGACGCCCAGGCCATCGACAGCAAGCCCGAGTGGATCACGCGCAAGATGGCGTGGGTCGAGGGGGTTCTGAATGGAACCAGGAAGCTCCCCTTCTCCCGTATCAAGTCGGTGTCGGCGGATCTGACCTTCGAGACGGCCCGCGCCAAGGGTTACATCAAGGGTGATCTGAAGAAGGATCAGTTCTTCGCTCTCGCGACTCGGGAAACCACTCCCAAGACGATCTACAAGAAGCAGAAGCTCGATCGCGACGACATCATCGACATCACGGACTTCGACGTCGTGGCGTGGCTCTGGGTCGAGATGCGATTCATGCTGCGTGAGGAGATCGCTCGGGCCATTCTGGTCGGGGACGGCCGCGAAGTCGATGACCCGGACAAGATCGACGAGACCAAGATCCGCCCGATCGCCTTCGATGACACGTTCTACACTGATGTCGTCAGTGTTCCGGCGAACGTGGACTCCATCGAGCTCGTCGAGGCCGTCCTGAGGGCGCGCGATGCCTACAAGGGCACGGCGCCGAGCGCGTACATGACCAATGCGATCATGGTCGACATGCTCCTTTCCAAGGACAGTCTTCGTCGCCGTT